GTGCGGTTCTTCCTCTTAAGAGGGGACCTTCACCTCCGTGCCTTAAGGCATGGCCGTTCGCTGGTGGCAATCGAGCGCCACAACTCCCGCTTAAGCGGCCGTTTTCTTGCATGCTGCACTATTGCGTGCCTGAACCGGAACCGATTCCTTGTGAATCGGCTATAGCTCGTTGACGGTCGGAGAGGAGGGAAAAATCCCTCTTATCTACGACCTTGACAAACGGGTCTGGGCTTCCCCATTCTCGTTCGCTGGGGGGGTACACAAGTAACCCCTCATTCGCCAAGGTACGAGCCTGCGCGTAAGTCCCTTCTGAGACCCGCCCTGGTTCGACCTTGAACTTCCCCATCGTACGCGCTAAAGCGCGCGCGAAGGAGCCATACTTCGCCTCCGTCTCAAGAGGGAGGGAAGTAGTGCCGGCGAGGTATGTACTCATAAGAGACATCCTCTCGGCTAACATGTCCTCGATATCATCTTCAGAGATACGAGTCCATGACATGGAGACACCGAAGAAATCTTCGTATTGCTCCATTGCATCGGCCAAAAGGGAGCCTATGCCCCCTTTTGCCCGGCGAAGGTGTAAGTAGCGCAAAGAGCGCAACAAAGCACCTGCCTTGCCATCATGGATAGATCCAATGATAGCACGAACCCAGAGCGGCGGACGTTTGTCCAGCCGCGACGGGATAGCGCTTATCCCACCCCATTTGGGGGGGAGAGGCGCCAGTGCCTCCCTTATAAAAGGGAGGTAGGGTCGAACGGCGTAATTATACGCCAGACGAACCTTATGGAAGGGAAGGTAAGGGACGAGTCGCCAAAGCGCCTCGCCCATCGCCACCTGCCACGGATACTGCCCCGGGCTTTTGTCCGGCGCGAGCATCTTAAGGGGAATGAGAGGCAAAAGCCTCCCATTCCCTTTCGCGTCCAAAACGAACATACGTTCGCAGAAGACAGCGTACCTAGTCGATTCATAAGACTTCGACAGGTTGAGGGGCATACCAGTCAAACGAGTGATATGACCCTTGTAGGCGGCGATCTCTTTACGGGTCCAAAGACCCACGAGATCGTCACCTTTCACGTGGAAGGTATCCAAAGGGATACCCAGCCTCCAACAAGCCCAAACATGGGCTATTGAGAGGATGACCCAGGACAGCGGTATACCCATAAGGGTGCCCCGCCGGATCGGGCTTCCATCGATGGACCCACCGGTCGCTAAAGTGACCGGAACGTCCAATGCTGAGCAGATGGCTGATATCACCCATCGACTCAGATGATCTGTTGCGGCCGAAAGATCGGCCGAAAACAGAATAGTCCCTTTCCGTTTTCGGAAAGGGAGCCACGTAGGTTCCCCCCCTGCAAGCGTAAGCTTACACGGACCGAGCTTTGTCTTAAGACCACGCTCGATTGGGACCCTATACGCCTCCGACTTGGCAACCCTTATGGGATCCGAGCAAGAGACGACTCTCACTTTGTAACCGCGCTCAAGCACGGCGACACTGCGAGACTCCATGGTGTGCGGCTCTTCAAAGAGCTGCTCCGCCACGTGCCGGTTGAAACTTTTCAAACCGGTCAAGAGTTTACCGAAGGGCTTAAGCTCCTTCTGGTGCTCCTTAAAGTAACTACGGAGAGGGGCAGATTTGCCCCCCTCCTTGCGAGTGTGCTCAAAAGAGGCACTCGTCTTGGTTACTGGTATGGTGGGCTCAGGTACTATAGTACCGAGCACATCCTTCGCGAAGAACATCAAACTCGAAAAATCGAGTAACCCTATGGGGTGCGACCCGTTACCGAGTCGCTGATGCTGTTCGATTATAGCTTGTGCGCCCATGGCCTCTTTTGGGGCCGGAAGGGCGCGCGCTAAGAACGAGACCTGCATCAATGCAAGTCTCGTCGGCCTGACGGTTCCTTTCGGTACCAACTGCCAAAAGGCAGGAGGGACCACCAGGGGACCGTCAGCTACAGAAGCACTGCGACATAAGTGGCAGTGCTTCTTGATACGGAGTGATGTAGAATGCTGAGCTCTTATGAGTGCAGCTAACATCCTCCCGTAAAACGCAACCACCCGGAGCAAATGCCCCCGGTGAGTACGGTTCCGGAGGTCAAAATTTATTCTGACCCCGGGCTGTGTTATGTACGCTGATAACAGCGCACACCACGCGGATTCCCACTTCTTATGAAGAGGGAACCCGAGCCCCTTAAGGGGCTCAAGAAAACTGGATGGGACGGGGGGTTGCAGCCCCCCACCCGGACAGACAGGATTAACTCGGGCAAAAGCCTGAATTGCAACC